ATTTGATTAATTGCGGTTGCGTCTAAGTTCTGAGACATAATAAGTCCTCACTATATTAAGATATTCAGTGATGAGATAAATAATCAGTTAATTAAGAACGATATTAATGACCTGCTGCGCGGAGTTTTCCGTCAGGTTCACCGGCAAGAGTCAGTAATTGTCCCTGGTCTTCCTGCAGAATAGTCAGGCGACCACCGCGATTGACATACATCGGCGTTTCGGTGGTGTCTTCTTCGGAAATTTTCCCGCGGTTAGTTGGGCGAACATATGAGAGTTTGTGTTTGATTTTCACACGGTTCTCATCAAACGGTTCGATTTCCAGATTGAGTGAGACCTTCCCTTTGGTTTTCGTGTTCATCACACCGGAAGCGACCTCACTGAGAACTGCGCCGATTTTGGTTTCAAATACGCCGCCGTCCAGCTCCCCGATAAATGCCTGCACATCAGTACTGCGTTCGCTAGCCATTTTGCTGCTCCTCATCATATCGACCCTGCAAGGTCGGTTGGTTTCTCCACAAAACAGAGAAGAACACCTGCGGTGGCAGCCGCCCGGATGGATTGGGTTATGAGCCCGTCGTCCGGTGATGCTCTTCTCTGTTTTGTAAAAAGAGCGGTACCAGCCGGAAGCAAGTGTACAAACTGGTACCGCCAAAGCAGTGGCTGTTGTGGTGACCGGTGCTGATCTCCGGCTTGCGGTTATTTCAGACTCTCACGGGCGTTTAATTGCCCCGCCGAACAGCTCTTTTCCGCAATAGCTGCAATGTCTTTCGCGCATCAGCCTGCGCATTCACCACAACGCTGAGAGCACTTAGCCAGTTACGGCACCACACTTTGTCGCGGCTCCATAAATGCCCTCATCGTTGCACCCTGGTCTCTTCCCAGGCGTCAAACCGGATCGCCACGCTGGTTAGGCGTCTTATCAGCATCATCATTGACTTGCACATTCCGGCTACCTGGTTTGTTTGCCCGAGCAAGGAGTGGATTGTCCCCTTTAACGTCCCCAGACCGCTAACGACGCATGTGCCATACGCCGTGTTACAACCAAATTTTGTTTAATCTTGCCTGTGACATGTTTCTTTTAGATACATTATGTATCCTAAGGGTACATTGTCAAGTATAAAAAAACCTGCCGAAGCAGGTTATAAATATTGATTAGGCCTTTATTTTGTATCTTCTTGGTTTTCCTGAGAAAATTACTGTACCAATTATAGAGCAATTACCGTTGATCTTAATGTAAGGTTCAGGCCAGTTTGGGTTTAATGCTTTGAGGTAACGCTGTGTTCCATCTTCTATCAACCGCTTAAAGGTGGTTTCGCCTGTATCGTGCATCAATGCAATAACGTCGTCACCGTGGCAGGCAGGGACTTCAGGATCTACAAAAATCATGTCTCCCGGGCGGTACTCATCAATCATTGAATCACCAATCACCCGCAAGATATAAGTCATTTCGCCACAGGGTACAGGGCAGGGATAAGTTTCTGCTGTGCTCAAATCAACCTCAGAATAGCCAACTTCTTTCCATGCTCCGGCCTGTACCCATGATATGACAGGGACTAACGTTATTTGTTTGTTAGTAATTGAAACATCAGGTTTTTTTGTGATGTTTGTTGTCTGGTGTTCTTGATCAAGCCATCCGACAGGCAGGTCGAAACATTTTTCGATGTGCCGTGCCATGCTGTCACCGATATTTTTAGTAGCACCATCTCCCATAAACCTGCTGGTCTGGGTTGGCTCGCGATCAATCATGGTGGCAAAGGAAGAATTCCCGCCAACACCATCTCTCAGTTTTCTGGCGTTAGACCGCCGGATGTCATGGACTGTTTTCATAACGAAATTAAAACCTTTGTACCGATAGGGTACAAGTATCTTGAAGGTTCATCTCAATCATGTAATATGTATATCGGAGGTACATATTGTATGAAAGCGTATTGGGACTCTTTAACCAAAGAACAGCAGGGCGAGTTGGCCGGAAAAGTTGGCTCAACACCAGGCTACTTACGGCTGGTTTTCAATGGTTATAAAAAAGCCAGTTTTGTGCTGGCTAAAAAACTTGAGCAATGCACGTCAGGTGCAATTACGAAATCTGACTTAAGACCGGATATCTATCCGAAAGATTAACAGAACACCTTCAATTTTTAACCACAGAACGATGAGGCTAACCGTGGGTAAGCATCACTGGAAAGTAGAAAAACAGCCTGAGTGGTACGTGAAAGCTGTCAGAAAAACTATCGCGGCGCTGCCGGGGGGTTACGCTGAAGCTGCTGAGTGGCTGGATGTAACAGAGAACGCTTTATTCAACCGCCTTCGTGCATATGGCGATCAGATTTTCCCGCTGGGATGGGCAATGATTTTACAGCGCGCGGCTGGCACTCACTACATTGCGGATGCTGTCGCACAGTCTGCTGGTGGGGTGTTTGTATCGCTTCCTGAAATTGAGGAAGTAGAGAACGCCGATATAAACCAGCGCCTGCTGGAAGTCATCGAACAGATCGGGAGTTACTCAAAGCAGATTCGTTCGGCAATCGAAGATGGGGTAGTGGAGCCACACGAGCAGACAGCAATTAATGATGAGTTGTATCTGTCAATTTCGAAGCTCCAGGAGCATGCAGCACTGGTCTACAAAATCTTTTGCGCTCCAGAAAAGAGTGACGCCCGCGAGTGTGCAGCTCCGGGCGTCGTGGCGTTTTGTGTCTGTGGAGAAACTAACGCATGAACAGTTTAACGGCAAATAACCGTTTGTCGCAACAGCTGGTGGTCAGCGTCGCTGAACACTTGTTGTTACGGCATGAATGCAGATTACCAAATCACCTGGCTGTAAGTAACCACAGAGAACTTTACCTGACTGTGGGGGGCGAGTTGTGCAGGAACTTAACCGCTGGTTTCGTGACGGAAGAGGGCTTTATGTCCATGTTATTCGTTGGGAGCCAGAAACACAGCGCGTTATCTATCTTCGCAAAGACTACCCGCATGAGTGCTTTAGTCCTTTGTGGAAATTCAGGCGTGATTTTGTTGAGTGTGAAGGACCACCAGCACATTGATTCTGCCATTCCGGGACGTTACACTGTTCAGGCACCTTATAAAGCGGGTGCCGGGATTGGCGTCCTGGAGAAGGCTACCGCGTACAACCGCGTAGATGCGGTTTTTTTGTACGCATTATTTTGTCACGCCCAAATTATGGTGGGGCGTACAGGGGCATCGCAAGATGCGCCGGTAAGGGTAGCCGCCGGTAACGCCAACTCTGTACGTCTCACCACCTCTATGATTGGCGTCTTATGTGGTGAGTTTTTTAAGCTTGCTACCGAGGCTGCCATTATGGCTACGATCCCAACCTTTGTTCACCCTGAAATCACGATCATCAATGGTCGTGCTGTCACTACATCTCTTGCAGTTGCTAACTACTTTACTAAACGGCATGAGCGGGTTTTAGATAGAATTCGAAACCTTGAATGCTCCGCTGAATTTGCTGAACACAATTTTGTGTTAAGTGGTTATACCGACGCTTCAGGCCGCAAACTACCTTGCTATCAAATAACCCGCGATGGCTTTGCGTTTCTTGCTATGGGTTTCACGGGTAAACGTGCTGCCCAGTTCAAAGAGGCATACATCAATGCCTTTAACCAGATGGAGAAACAGCTTTCAAAGCCCTCTGTACCGAGCGACGTTGCACATAACGCCAGCGTTCTCTATTCCTACATTTCATCAATTCATCAGGTCTGGTTGCAGCAGCTTTATCCCATGCTGGAAAAAGCTGAATCACCGCTGGCTGTAAGTCTGTATGACCGAATTAACGATGCGGCATTTCTTGCCCGTCTTATTCATTCGTCGCTGAACTCTTCAGAGGTAAGGGGGCGCAAATGATCCGGAATATTTTCAAACGATTTACCAATCAGACTTTCCGTTGTCCTCGCCCCGGTCAGTGGTACACCACGCCTGCAGGGCATGTTCTACGTGTTAGCCTGGTGGACCGTGAATGTCAGAAGGTGATTTGTGAACCGCTTGGTCGTAATTACCGCGTCAGTATGCCGCTTATAGCCTTTCGCTCCGGAAAAAACATGAAGCATCTCGGAGGTGCAGCATGAGTATGGAGCTGATGGTTAAAGCGATGAAAATTCGAGTGGGTAATCCATTGCGAAAACTGGTTCTGATCAAGCTGGCTGATAATGCCAGCGATCAGGGTGAGTGCTGGCCCAGCTACCAGCATATTGCTGACCAGTGCGAGATTAGCAAACGTTCTGTGATGAATCATATTGCGGCCCTTTGTGAGTCCGGGCTGGTAAAAAAAGTCACCCGGAAAGGTGAAAAAGGTAACTCAAGTAATATCTATCTCCTTCATCTGGATGGTGCAGGAGATTCACTAGGGGGTAGTGCAAATAATTCACTATCTGGTGCAGCAAATTCACCAGGTAGTGCAGGAGTTGCACCAGGGGGTAGTGCAGGAGATTCACCCAGAACCAGTCACTCTTTTGAACCAGTCAAAGAATCAGTCAATGAACCAATAGCTGTTGGTGCATCTGCTGATGAGTCTGTGCGAGTTCGTTCAAACCGACCGGAATACTCTCCGGAGTTTGAGCAGGCATGGCTGACATATCCCAAACGTGCTGGTGGCAATTCAAAATCTGCAGCCTTCAAAGCCTGGAAAGCCCGTTTGAATGAGGGGGTAAACCCCGAAACCATGCTGGAAGGTGTGAAACGCTACGCGGGCTGGGTATCTGCGATGGGTAACAGCGGCACACAATTTGTGAAACAGGCTGTCACGTTCTTTGGTCCGGATCGTCATTTCGAAGAATCCTGGGAAGTTCCTGCGGTATCTGCAGCCAGACGTGAGGACCCGTACTTCAAAGCCAGTTACGACAACGTGGACTACAGCCAGATCCCGGCAGGATTCAGGGGGTGATCA